TCTATAACGGTAAGGCGCTCAAACAGAAGCTCTTGTGCGTGCCCACAATGAACGCATTCGGCCAGCGCTCGTCTTTGCGTGCCCTCATCATACAGTCGCTCTATGCGGCTCTCTCCCTTGATCGTAGGGCTTGAATAGTAATAGCTCTTGGCCTTCTCCCCGTGCGTTGTCTGTCTGCCCTCTGCCAGCTTTACCGGATCCCCTTCTCCGTCCACTGACAGCTCGGCTCTGTCGATCTCATCAAAGCTCACAAAGCGCGCAGGCACCTCCGCCAAGTTAGCAGCGCTACCAGCCGTGGCTATATACAGAGTGCCTCCGTCAAACATTTTGATATCTTGGCTGTTGGTAGCCAGCCTACTACCTGGTGGAGCTACACGGCGAGTTATCACATCAACAGCGGCAACGGTCTTATCGATCCTTTGGGCGATGCGCTTCTGCAGCTTTCCTGTTGGCATCAGCCATAATAGATTACTTGGATGCTGATGTACGATATAACAAAACCAGTTAAGGGCAACCTGAGTTTTGAGCATCTGTGATGCAGCCATGAGCACAACCCGCCTAGATGGATGGCGCACAGATAGTGATTGCATTATATGGCGGGCGTGTGGCGTGCGCGCAGTGCTGTACTTTCCGTACTCGCTGGCACCAGACGACCGCGGGATAACCATGTAACGATCCGACCAAGCGTCAAGCGGCAGGGAAGGGTCTGGGAGGAGTCCTTCGGCAATGGCTTTGAGGAAAGTGTCTCCGCCATCCAGGCTATGAAGCGTGGACGAATGGGCAATCTTGGTAATTAGGCGCACGAGTTTATATAGTCCTCAAGTCTCTGATTTAATTCGTCGAGCAACAGGTCCTCTATCTCTCGTGGATTGGTCAAGGATGATAGCTGCGGGGAAAGCTGTTTACACATTGAGTGCAAAGAGTCCCTGAGCTTGCGGGATGACTCGAAGGCGGCTTTGTGCACATCGTCCCGGACAACCACATTCCCGCGAACCAGATCCAGCTCCATCTGATCGCGATCCGCCAGGATGCGTTCACGGCGAGCTTTCTCCTTGACCAGCTCATAACCGTGGTCTATGTACTGGTCGTCTGGGTTTCCCATTTACGATTTTGGATTTCTAGAAAATTATCGCGGGCCGCATTCCCCCACGCCCCCACCCCCCCTGGGAAGGACCCGTGAATCATTTCTTCAAGTCCTTATTGAACTTCAGGTTCTCTTTCTGCTTGCACACTATCGGCGCTCTAACCATAGGCCCGCAGTCCACACAATACGCGTCTACCCTGTACGATTCTGTTATAAATCTCTCCGCCACCCCGCATGATGCACACGGATCATTGATATTTAACTCTCTGTTGTTGGTCCTGTGGAAATTGCAGAACAGTGAACCATCCGCCCTCTTGTCCTGGCATACAGGATGGGCGCATACCGACTTAGTGTAACTGGCTATATACCCTCGCCGCTCAGTGGCAGCGCATGCCCGGCACAATCCTGCCGAGAAATTGTTGGTGTAACTGTAATCAGCCCCGCACTCTTTGCATGTATTGGTTGCCTTGCGAGCACTGGGAAGGCTCGCTTCTCTGCGCTCCATGTCAGAGATATGCGCTTTCTTGCGCGCCTCTAATGCTGCGATCCTCTCCTCCAGAGTTATTGTATTTTCCTTTATGACAGTGCAGGCTGCAGGCAATGCCTCTCGACTCCATCCCATGGAATCCATGGCCCATGTATTTATATTATGTGTTTTCATATAATGATCTCCTGTTAATCGTGGACCCTTAGCTTATACCGTTTAATTTTAAGCGGTACGGTTTGCACTGGTCTCCAAGCCATGAAAGCGAGCATACATGCCTGGCGTTAACTTGGTCCAGCAGCTATGGTTTTGTAACCGACCCCACGCGACCGGCAAAACTATTCAAAGGAGTACCGCTCCGCCGTTCAAATTCTAAAACTGTTAAGCCAAAAACTCCGCCCCATCAAATAGAGCAGCCCGCGGGAAAGTAGACGCCTCATACTTGGTTACAACATGGTCGCCGTTCTTGTCTAGCGCGCTGTTTGCGTTATATTGCCGAGGCATGGTGGCGAGTGTCCACATCTCGTAGTCATTCGGCTTGCCAACTGCTACAGGCCAGATTATCGCCATGTACATGTCCTCAAGATTTTTTATGCGCCCTGCGAATGGCTTGAAGTAATTGCGCACGTAGATATCCAGCTGCTGCTCTGCAGTCATCAGTGCCAGCTTGTCAACTGTTGTGCCCAATCCAATAGCCGTGGCCCCCATAAACTGGATAAGCCCGGTTGCAGAGCTGTGAGGATTCTTAACGGACGGGCTAAAAGTCCTCGCGGTCTCAAATGCCATGCACGCCATAAGCCAATTAGGATCGCACCCAAGCTCCATAGCGATGTCTCGCGCGATCCGCCTGAACTCGGGTGATACCTTAGCCCCCCACACCAAAGGCCTAACTACTGGGGCCATATCAGGATGATTTGATATTGCTCCCTGCTCTGACATAAGACTGGCTGTTGCCACAGATCTAAGCTCCTGCAATTGGTCAAGGGATTTGCTTATAGCCGCATAAGTCTTTGGCCCTATATACCCATCCACATCAACATCTATACCGAAATCACGCAACCTGGCCTGTATTTCCCCTACCTCGCGGCTAAATCTGTTTGACATTACACGCCCTCCGTTAAGCCAAAATACAAGGCCGACACAATAACCTGCATGCACACCACGATTGCGGCGATTTCTGCAGGGCTTGCTATTACCACCGCTTTTTTCCATACAGTAAGCTTAGCCTGATTCATCGGCTCGTAATATTTCCTTATTTCCATTTCCTTAATCCTCCAATCAATAAGACTCCTAAAGAAACAAGGGCAAAAGGCCCTGGCTCGGACACTTGCGCTACACTGTTACAACTGCCACTACTACTGCCACCGTTACCCTTGCCATTGCCAATAATAGGCCCTACTCCCCACGACTTAAACATTTGGCCTATAACCCATGGGTGGACGCGCCCAGTTGTACTGTTTCGTGGAACCTGATAAAACTCAGCTCCTGGCGGCTTTTCGTAATACGAGTAGGGCGGTATTTCTGGTGATGGTGGATCTGCCTCGCATGGCAGCCCGCCCTTTGTCAGGCAGTCGGCTCCCGGGTAGTAGTTGTGCTTAATCCCGAATTCCGTGCTGTTATAATAAGTCTCAGCCCACACAGCATCACCAGACCCGCACTCAATATGCAGGGCAGGCTCAGAATGCATCCAGTACACAATCCCGCCAATAGTAACAGCAAACAGCGCTGCCCCGACTATTTCCTGGCTCCATCTGCTTGTACGTCTGCGTCTACGTATCATGCCAACTCCTGATATTAATCTTCCAATGAACAGCCACAACCACCAAAGTCAAATTTGTATTCTTCTGATTTATCTACTTCCAAATATTTCTCTCTGTAGTCTTTCATAGTAAGATACATAATTTTTCCTTTTTCGGTTTTCTTCAAGAAAGGTCTTAAATTTGGATTCTCTTGTATTAATCTCTGCTCTATTTCCTCGTGTTCTTTGTATCTTTCCGGAAGTTTTTCGTACAACATTTTGAACTGCCCTAGACCTGCTTTAACACAAAATCCCCCGCAGTTATTATGTGCAAATCCTAATGTATATAGACGAGGCGGGATAATATTATTATCCTCGCACCATTGTAACTTATAGTCATTATCTATAAATATATCTTCCTCTATTAAAATAGAACGATATACATAAGGTATATTTGCCTCAACTACTCTGTGCAACCTGTGTTCTTCATAACAATCAATACCTACAAATATATTGCACTTTTCTGGAGAAAAATTTTCTTTAATCCACTTTCTAATTAGATCTCTTTTTAGTACCCTACTGCAAGGGTCGATTCTGCTGTTACCTATAAATTTAACATCCCTAAACACTTCCCATGGAGTTCTGCCATCTGAAATCCTGGTGATTGGAATACCTAATAAATCAGAAAAATCTTTATTAAATCTATATAAATCTGCATCCTCCATGTTGGTATCAGCAAAAAGTAGCATTATGTTCTCTGCTCCATATTTATTAGACGCCATCTGAGCAGTTATTGCTGAGCCTATACCTCCTGAATAAGAAATTATATATTTCATAACAATTGTTTATCTTCTTTTGAATAAGCCATTGTGTACACTCCCAGCTTAAATAACTCTTGACCCTGTGCGAATCCACAATTCGTCGAATTTAGACAACCAATCTGCCGGGAATGGTTTGGTTTCAGTTGCATCACCAGCGATTTCCCACTTGCTAAAAACGTCTCTGATATCTTTTACCGGGTAAATAGATGCTTCCATTTTTTCAGTATCCAGAACCATCATTTTATCCCCGTATTTAGTAGCTTTTTTCATGATCTAACTCCTTGGTTGTTTCAGCCGGGGAAATTCCCAACCGATGAATCAAGTATACTTTACTCAATTACATGTGTCAACATTTATTTTCATCCAATTGAGACTCATTTTACCCTCCAACCATTTGTAAGATTAACCAGCTGCGGAAACTCTCGAGCACCTGACACCAGTTCCAGATCAATGCTCCCCCATGTGAAGAAGGCAACCGCTCCTACATCCAGCCCCAGGGCATCAATACCCAGCTTATACTCTGTCATGATCTTTGCGCAATCCCACATGCCGCAGAGATTAGGCGACGACATTGCAGGCGGGATCAGGGCGATCTTGCGAGCAGCCCCATTAATAGGCGCACCGTGCAGAGTGTTATACCGCGTGACAGTATTGAAAATTGTAGAATGTTCCGCCATCGCGTCTGGCTTGCCCTGCTGTACGCAGTCGCTAAGACAAAAGTAATTATCTACCGACAGATAGTTAACTGTCCTTGCCATATCAAATTCATTACTCCAGTCAGGTACTACCGTATAAGCCTCGTTGTGCCATGATAAAGAACCTCCTATATTAGCCTTAACCACTGCATCCGCAGCTTCTATCCGGTTAATATGCCACTCGTTTGATTGCCCTTGCCCGCTGCTGATGATCTCATCATACAGCACGATAATTTGCAGTCCGTGACTATTTGCCAGATTGATATCCTGCGCAAAGTCCACAGGATCAAACTCGGCGAACTCTGCAGGCGACACAACTACAACAGCGGCGGAAAATCCGTATGCTTCCCCAAGATAATCTACAGCGTTGCTTGCTCCATTGTTAGCAGATCCATCATATATAAACCCGAAAGCGTTATGGTCTGTCTGTGCCCTCACCTCTGCAACCTGAGCCGGATCTGTGACCAACGCGCCTATATTGTCAATATTGAAGTCAGCCATAGCAGCTCCTGAGAACATTTCCGCAACAGCAATTGCCAATATTGTGCGGTTTATTTTTTTATTGATATCCATTTTGATCTCCTTGTTTGGCATGGCAAAACGCCTACGCCATGACTTGCATCATACACTCATAAAAACACTTGTCAACATTTATTTACCATCGCCATATTGCACGCTGGCGGGCATTTGAATGTTGGAATCTATTTTAACTTCGCGTTGATGATTTTGAATTCGTTCGACTGCTTTTGTTGTGTATTCTTCGTTTTGTTCAATACAAACCCATTTGCGCCCTGTGTTTTCGGCTGCAATGGCGGTTGTTCCTGAACCCGCGCAATTATCTAAAACTAATTCGCCTTCATTAGTATAGGTTTTGATTAGATATTCAAATAGAGCGACGGGTTTTTGTGTAGGGTGAATTTGGTTGTGGTTGTTTTGCTTTATTTCTAAAGTTTGGCGCGGGTAATTTGTGTATTCTTGGACATACTCATGACCCGCCGCGCGCCACGCGTTCATTGTTTCGCCGCCGACGTTTTTTCCGTTTTTTTTCTTTTTAGGGTCGTAGATTAAACCTTGTGGATTGTATAAACAAGTCTCTCGATAAAACACGACGACGCTTTCATAATTGCGAAGCGGCATTTTTTTGCATTTGCGAAGTTCGTTACTCCATTTTTAACCCAAATCCAGTCGTAACGAAAGTTTTTAATATTCGACGCAATTAAAGCCGTTGTAAATGGTTGCACCGCCGTAAAAACCATTGCTGCATTTTCTTTGCAAATCCTGTTATATTGTTTCCACAATTCTTCAAAAGGAATAACGGTATCCCACGTACAAGCCGTTATTCCATAAGGCAAATCGCATAAAATCATATCGATGGTACCGTCTGGGATTTCTTTCATAACTTCCAGACAATCCCCTAAATAAAATCTGCCGTTTTTAATGTCTTGATATTTCATTTTAATTGCTCCAATGTCAACACCTTTTTACCCTTACCTTGTCGACACGAGATATACCCACGCTTGCGCGCTACTACATAGGCAAACATCGTCCTGGCTGACGCGTGCCCAAGATGCGATAATCCGCTCTCTGAGTCTATACGCTCCCCCCTAAGATGCTTTACCGCATGGCTTATAGCGGCGTATATGTGATCACTGGCTGGAATCATGTCCCATCCTGCATTCGGGTACTTTGTCATGCCAAACGCTAGCACTTCGCCGACCTCCATGACCCAGTCATGATCAACCAGGTCAATGCCAAGCTCTGCATCTATATCTTTTATCATCTCGCTGTCCTCAATGCAAAATCAAGTGCCTTTTCAAGCTCCTCGCTTGCTTTATTGCGAACTTCCGACTCGACGACCTTTTCCAGATCCACAAATTGCTTGTAAGTTGGATCCTTAACAAAGCCAAGTATCAGCTCAGGGGGGCGCTCCTTTCTCCTTCGTGGGCGCCTATCCTCGCTTACCGGAACCTGCTCCTTAACAACTATAATTCTGTCCTTCGGACGGAATGCCCTCCATATACCAGGCGCAAGTGTTGATTTTACTGGCGGCGTGAGTTTAGCGATTATCTTTGATAAATTACTACGCGAGATATTCCCGGCCGCATTAAGCTTAGCGCCCGGCCCAGGCACCGTGTAACTGCCTGCGTCCATGTATCCATTGGAGATCAGGTAACGCTCGTAAGGCTTTTGCTCTCGCGTTCCACCAGTAAACAAATGCCCGAATATCCGTGTATTATCAACCTTGACACGCGCTACTGGGGCGCGCTTAGTGGCCTTGTCAATCTTGATCTGTCGCAGTGCAAACCTTCCTGGCTTTTGTAACTTGCGCTCCATCTCGGCCTGCGTAGCCCTGCGACCTGACCATGCAAGCGCCGTGAGCGCAAGCGCCGTAGCAAATGGCACCTGCTCCCTCTGCGTGTACGTAAGCTCCTGTACCAGCCTGTCCAAGTCGCTGCGTATTGATATCATCTTAGCCCCACCATAGTTACGATAAGCTTGTTGTCGCGGCTTATCGTATCAACTCGCAATCCAGCCGCCTTTGTGTATCGGTATATCTTCTGACGCGCTGCAACCAAGGCCGCAGATCCTTCGTCCGAAAAATCGAATTCCACAGATTCGCCGGTCGCAAGATACATGGTCGTGCTGATTAAAAGATCCTTCTGCGGCTTGATTCCATGCGTAATAATCATTTTTATTTCTCCCAAAATGTCTATTTTCCTTTAATCAACGCGAAACGTCAAGAAATTTTCACATTTATCGGCTAATCACTTGCTCCATGCAAACCGACATCAAACTATCACTTAAAATGCCCCCAGAATCGATCAGAACCGCCCTAGAATCGATTATCTTTTAAATCCTAGGTCGTAGTACCAAATAGCACTTCCATAGCCTTGTAGGCCGTTTAAATGGCTCGGCCTGCTTCTTGCCCTGATTTTGGGGTGCGGGGTGAAAATTCACGAATTTCCCGAAAATCACTTTTGATTCAATAGCTTACACGGGATGGGGTGTTTTTTCAGGTGGAATTTTGAAGCCGGAATTCTTCATTTAAATCAACAGCTTAAGCCTGTTTTGGGGTGAAAAGGTGGAATTCCCTAAGCGCATGTATAGGGGTATACATGCATAGTACCGTATAAAAAAAACTGTAATTTCTCTTAATGAGAATAATTCCTATCTAAGAATGATTCTTATCTAATAGGAATTATTATAATAATAATAATATATATACCACATATATATATATATATATATATACTACAATACTTTCAAGAACTTAGCGTGGGGTGACCGGAATACCACGCCCCCCCCACAATCTGCTGAAACGCCCTGCCCACGCGGGTTACAGCCGATTTGAATTTAACCCCAAGTTAACCACAATATCATTGATTTAGCTTGTATTCTCGCTTGCCGCCAGACGCATCGGATGAGAGAAGTCCTTGATTACACATCTCTTTTAGGTTTTCCCTTATCAAGTCTGATCTATTTCCCGTGAAACTGATGAAAGGTTCTACGCATTTGCGAGACTGTAAAATTTCTCTCTCCGTAATCAAGTCCTTACGCTTAAACATCTTCAAAATGGCCTCAAATTCAGATTTTTGGCCCGATATACCCTTACTCTGACAAAGGTTAAGACTGGAAATAAGTAGATCATCAGCAATCCCTATGGCCGCTGAAACATGGAAATCCTCAATCAAATCATTGTCTTGATCATACAGCAAATGCATGTTTGACGCCAGTTTAAGGATGGTTATATCCACTTTGCCAGCAGCTCCCCGTAAGGCTGCGTGTCCAAATTTACCGCCGTCGGCCAAGTGCGGCTCTATCTCTTGCCGGTAATTGTCGATTAGTTGCCAGCCTCGTGACGACAGCCGCAATGGGATAAGATCCGATAAACGCTTGGGATCTTCTAGGATCTCGTCGATAAAATGGCACTTATTGTTGTAAAATAGCTTTTCAATATCGCCGAAGAAGCCGAACTTTTCGGCGTCTCGTGTGAAGTCCCGCCTGCCCAGATAATGCGGTTCGCTTAGCATGATGAATCGCTCAGCAAGCCCCGTTCCATTACTGGCGGACAGAACTTTTTCAATACCTCCGGGCTGGGCAAAGCACACTACACTGCCAACCACAGATCCGCAGTATGCCTTTCTGGAAGTGCGCCGAGTAGCCACATTGCCGCCGTCAAATCCATTTAAGATAGCGTCGTTGTTGTTTGCCCTGCCTTTCTCGCCGTAGCTCAGGCCCAAGAGCGAGTCAAAAAGACCTTGCTCACTTGATATGGCGGAAAAAAAACCTTTGTTTTCAGTGAGTACCGCGTCAAGCGCCTCTGGCGTAGAATTTGTCACAAACAGCTGTCTTGATGCAATATCCAGCCGCTTATCAATATCATCCTCTTCATCCTCAGTCTTGGCTTTATCCCGTGCGCCAGCCAGCGCGCCAATTACCGCCACCTGCTGATCGATAAATTTCTGCTGGAACATCTTGATAACACGCGACTTTCCGGTCGCTGGCGGCTGCTCTAGCACTGCATATATCCCTATTGGCAGACGATCTCCATTTGGATAAGATACGCACCATTTACGCATCGCGATTGAGCTAAAAACCCCAAGTCCAGCCATAAAAACAGTGCTGGGCGGCATGTATGCGCGTTTTGCAAGACTCTCTGATATGCGCCTTATAATGTGCTCCTCGTGTATATGCCGCAACAAATCAAGCTCGCAGTACCTGCTGCCGTCGTCAAGAGTTTTATTGATTCCTGATACCGGCGTGTATTTCATTTCGATTATATTAGTCATTGTTTCCCTTGGTAAAATAGTCGTTCCAATCCTCGCCCACATTTGGAGGCATCAGCACGCTGCCATATACTGCAAGCGCGGCATCCTCTGCTGCTTTTTGCCCGACTCCAGACTCATCGTTGTCTGCGCATATGATGATCTCAGGGCCTTTAAACAGGCTATTGATCTCCAGTGCTACAGGCTTTAGGTTACCGGCATCAAAGGCAACGATTACACAGTGCCCTGTGTGATCCCGTAGGCTGGCTCCGGTAGCGAAGCCCTCGCAGATCAATAGCTTGTCTGTAGGCTCTCCTATAGGGAAAAAGCATCCCTTTTTGCGTCCGCCAGACAAAAAGCGCTTTGTGCCGTCGGCATTTATAAATTGCAGGTTAACAAGCGCCTTATCCGCATTGTATAAAGGAATGACCAGCGCACCTGCAAATTCGCGCGCTCCAAATGGCTTGATCTTTTTGGCGGCAAGGTAAGGATGATCTACAGCATGCGCCGATCCATGCCAATATGTAGATGCTTTCCGCGCTGCCTTCGCTTGCATCTTTTTTCGCTCATCGTCTGCAGCCTGCTTGGATTTCTCTATGCGCTCCTGACTTGGTGGCTCACCGCTTGCGCTCCATGATTGAGATATGCCCGACTTAAAATCACAAAACCAGCCTGCTGGCGGCTCGTCGGGGTAATGTATATAGCTGCCATTCTTTGTCCCAGGAGAGTGCCCAGGGACGTGAAACCTGTGGATCTTTCCATCTGCAATTATCTCGCCTGTATAATTGATACCGGCTGCGCGCATTGCGTCTATCATTTTATTAACTCCCTGGTTACAAGTATCCAGAATTCCCGGGCCTCTTCCGGGTTAAGGTCTGCGTAGTCTATAGCGTCCTGCGTTTCTTCCTGCCCCCAATCGTCACTACTTGCATAAATTTTTATCAGGTCAGCTGTTGTATAGGGAATCATATTTTTATCTCCTTTGCGTAAATATGAGTTGACAATATAAACACCGTGCTATATCTTGTCAACATCGAATGACACACAGCAAGATTTTTAAAAGGATTAGAGATATGCTAGAAATAGTAAAGCCTGAAGATACCGGTATTATCATAGCCACCATAACCGGCGAAGCAGGAATTGGCAAAACATCGTTAGCCTGCACTTTTCCAAAGCCCATCGTTATAAAGACTGAAGATGGTTTAAAGTCTGTGCCAATAGCGAGCAGGCCGGATGCGTTGGAATTGGTCGAAGATGCAGATCAGCTATTTAAACAGTTGGCTGCTATACTAAAGGAGGATCATGACTATAAAACGTTGATTATAGACAGCATCACACAATTGGATCAGGTATTTACAGACAAAATACTCTCTAATGAAAAATCAGAAGGTAAGACTCTGGCAACTGCAATGGGAGGATATGGAGCAGGGTTTAATGCATTGTCTTCTATGCATGGCAGGGTGCGAAAGTACGCGCAGGCCATACACGAGAAGCGCAAAATGAACATCATCTTTGTCGCCCATACGGATATGGAAATCATAGATCTGCCTGATCAGGACGCGTACAGCAGGTATTCGCTGCGCATCCACAAAAAGAGCATTACGCATTACGTTGATAACGTCGATCTCGTCGGGCAGATAAAGCTTGACACGGTAGTAAAAGGAAAAGACAAAATAAAAAAAGCAGGCAGTAATGGATCTCGCTACATGGTGGCATATGCAACTGCCAACTGTGTTAGCAAAAACAGATTTGGTATCAGCGATGATATCCATATAGAAATTGGTAAAAATCCTTTACAATCAATCATTAAATAAGGAAAACATTATGTCATTTTGGACGCTATCTAACGGCGAAAACATAAAACCAACAGATAATTTTGAATCTGGAGGATTTAAGCTTATACCGGACGGTACAGTATGTAATGCGGTCATCGAAGATGCTGCCTGGGACACGATACAGCCAAACGACCGGAACCCTGAGCCGGAAGAATACATATCGATACATTGGAAAATAGAATCACCAAGCGAATTTAAGGGCGCGACTATATTTCAAAAAGTTAGATGCAAGAGATCTGAAGAGAAACAACGCGACTCTGCCCTGCAGATGCTGGTAACCATAGATACGCTCGCGCAGGGTAAGCTCCAAAAACTGGACGGTGACCCAACCGACAGACATCTGCAAGTAGCACTTGAGTCCGCCAAGATGAGCATAAAAGTAAGAGTCTGGGAGATCGGAGACAAATCGGGAAATTGGGTGTCAGGCGTATCCAAATTTCTGAAAGGTGGCGCAGATATCGAATCAGACGACATCCCTTTCTAATCATGGAAAACAACAACCACATAGACGTTGAGCAGCGTTCTGACGCGTGGTTCCTTGCCCGCAAGGGCAGGGTTACCGCATCAATTGCAGGCGCATTACTTGGCATTGATCCCCTTGTGTCTACAAGTCAGGCGATAAAAAGGATACTTCCTATTGGCTCCCAAATGTCTGATAACCAGGCAATGTGTAACGGACGCATCTTCGAAGATTTCGCGAGAGAAGATTTCGAGATAGAAACAGGTCTGCAAGTAGAGCAGTGCGGATTTTTTACGTACGAGGATTGGCTGGGAGGATCACCGGATGGCCTTGTTAGTGATGGATCGATCATCGAAATAAAGATACCATATTCAGCCAAGGATTTTGTATCCATATATGCTAAGCCGCACTACTACGCCCAGGTACAGATATGCATGCACCTGACAGGCAAGCACACGGCTTATTTTTACCAGTGGTCATCCACCAAAAAATCCATGTTGGAGATAGTGCAGTATGACCCGATCTGGATACAGGTAAACCTGCCAATATTACAGGAAATACACAGAATGATACATACCCCGCCAGATCATCTAAACGAAATGGTGATTAAATACAAGTCAATAATAGACACTATAAAAGAGCTTGAGATAGCTAAGAAAGAATTACTCGATCAGATAGTCTTGGCTTGTGACAACAAAGAAACAATCGTCGGTGAGCACCAGGTTAAGATCACCACGAGGAAAGGCACGGTTGATTACAAGCGCCTGTGTAGTGATGCCGGACTCGACCCTGAAGATTACCGCGGCAGCGATATATCGTATTGGTCTATAAAGTAACATGCTCAGACCGTATCAACAAATCGCCCATGATGCAGTAATGTCATGGGTGCTGAGCAACCGGGAGTCGTGCGTCATAGATGCAGCGACAGCTGCCGGGAAAAGTCACATAATCGCGGCAGTTGTAGAATCTCTGCATAAGGCAAGCAATGGGAAGAAAGTGTTATGCCTTGCGCCGTCTGCAGACTTGGTAATCCAGAACAGAGATAAATATGTGGCCACCGGCAACCCCGCAAGCCTTTATAGCGCATCTCTTGGGCGCAAGTCTCTGAAGCATAAAGCAGTTTTCGGTACGCCTGTAACAGTGCTAAACGCCATTGCCAGTTTCGGAGGGGATTTTTGCGCGGTTATCGTCGATGAGTGCCACGAGATAACGCCCACCATAAAGAATATAATATCAAGCCTGCAAGCGCGTAACAGTAACCTGCGCGTTATCGGCCTAACTGCGACGCCATACAGGAGGCTAGAAGGGTACATATACAAGATGGATATCGACGGCAACCCATCAAGCGATGATACTTC